AATGAGGCTTGATTCATTCTCGTACTCAAAAAGCATCGGCACTTGAATTGTGTCACCGACCACGACTGGCTTTGATTGTATGACCCCAGAGTAACTGTAGATGCTCGCTGCACCACCAAGCACTCCGCTTAGATCGTGAGTAAATGAATAAGTCCGGTATTCTTTAGCGCGCCCTTGTGGAACGAGAGAGCTATAAAAGAAAGAAACAAACCAGCGAACAGTGTTAGCTGCTCTTGGGTCTAGGACTGCGCCAGCAGAGTAGAAATAAGGCGCATTAGTCATAAAACCAAAAGAAGTTTGTTTCGGTGGTGTTGCCGTAACAGTGCTTGCCGATGTTGTGATTGAAGTTGTTACGGTAAGCCAGTTTAGTTGGATGCTTTGCACGCCGTAGCTTTGAGTGATCGACGCAGCTTCGATCTTCTGTTGGATGTTTAACAGCGCAAGTCTTTGCGGAGCTGCTGCCCCAAAATACGCAAGGCTCTTAGCATTTTCAGCAGCAAACCCAAGCAGCTCACCGACGGATGAGTCATATACAAAATTATCGTCATAGGTGCGAACGCGTGTTGTAACGATTGCGAGCTTTGCTGTGTTCGTACTGTTAGCCATATAAACAGCGTCAAAACCACCAGTATCGGACTGAATGACAGAACTACTGCTGACGGTCATCGTTGAAAGCGTTAGCTTTGCAGCTCGTACTGTGTCGTCGGTCCACAGCAGCGCAACATCAGTCGACATAGCTACAACTTTTACGGCACCGAAACCCTCTAGCGACGACGAAACAGTGCGCGTGTATAAAACCTGATCCTTTATTTCAAACAGGCCCGACTGCGTGTTGAACACGCTTAAATCAATAGTTTGATCGTTAGCGGCAAGTGTGATCCTGTAAACACCAACTTCAATTGTACTCTGATAGATATAAGTCGATGAATTAGAAACCACTGACGATGGTGTCACATAATTGATTGGCTGAAAGTGCTCCTGCCGCCATTCAGCATTTACTTCGTCTCGTACATAATACGCACCGCGATTGTGTAAAACCTTTCTCCCAGAAAAATCGACTGCAAAACTTTGATTCGAGTCGGCACCAATCGTGATTGGGTACGTACTGTCAAGCACGGTCTGATCCGTGTCGATCGCCTCGCGGCCAAACCTCTTCTGGACGCGGTTTTTCTTTAACACTCTGACGTTGTTTGAGACCTCAAGTTTGTTGGCATCGATCTGTTTGTTGTCGGCCTTCTGATCGATCGAGGTCGCAACATTTAGGCTAATGGTCTGCGTTTCTAATGCCACTTAAAACACCCACAAGGAAACCACGGCAGATGCCGATGTGTTTAACGTTATCGTCAATTCGCTTCTTGCTGTTGCCCACACGTTTGTATTGGCAGAAATATCCAGCACCAAAAAGCCTCGTGGTGTTCTTGCTAGTCTATGCTCTACCTGAGTTGCACCAGAGGCAAGTTGAACACCATCTAATCTTACGCCGTCTGTAACGAAGTCTGGAACTGCGCGATACAGAAACTCCTCTGTGTTGCGCTGTAGCTGTTCGGTCTGAAAGTCTCCCTGCACTCTTTTAATCGTTTGCCTGGACACTTTTTAGCCCCTTGGAATGAGTAGCTCCGCGTACATATCTGACGTAACGACGTCTTGCACCGTCATTGGCTCACCAGCATTTCTTCCGGCCGCCATCGACTCGATCCTAGCCTTTAGTGCTTGTTTTTCAAGCAACAGTGCCGCTGGGTCTGACTCTTCTTTCACCATCATCTTGATTGCAGCATCGACCACGATGTACTCGTCAAAATCCAGCACGTTATCCACAACAGATGAGTCTGACGAAAGGGTCGGGCATCGTGGGATGTACCATAGCCGATAGGTCCCTGCTGCATCCTGTTCGGGAAGCAACAACAGCTTGTTTCCCATCATGCGGTAAACGATGTTTCTTCGCCCTGCGATCAATCGGTCAAAGTTACGCGCTCGCTTGTTTCGCTCTAAGAAATTAAATTGCCTTAAAGTTGCAAACGTCGTCCCATCGAGCTGATAATCAACGCCTCTTAATTTGTACAAATCAGCAGGGAGCGTGATCTCACTGGACCCCGCCCCCACTGTGGTAGTCAAAGTTTGAGAATAATAATCCTCAAACCTAGATACCAGTATGTCGTAAAGCTCGTACCAGGATTGCTGCAAGTAGATGTTAAGCTCAGCGTCCGATACAAACGTCGATCGCTCTTGGTCTGCTCGCTGCCGAGCCCTCTCCCTTAGCTGCAACCTGCTTTGAGACATTAGTCCTCACCTTCCATCGACATTTCTTCGTCCTCTGGTTCCTCTGCTTCATAACTGCAAAGGTCCATCATACCTTGAAATGCGCTTACCAGTGCTTTTGGATCTTTCGATTCCATTGCCGAGAGAATTTTCTTGGCCTGGGCCTCTTTCGCCATCATAGCGTCCTGTTTAGGACCCTCAATTTCGACTTCAATTGCCATGCCACCCTCGCCCATTTTCTGGACGTAAGGCTTTTGCTTCATCTCACCTGCAATGATCTGAGCTGCTTTTTTGTTTGGTCCTAATAACATTTAGACCCCCAATTAAAGCGCCGTTGAGTTTTTCAGTCTCAACGCAATGTAGACCCTGCACGCTGCTGATGGATTGGTTGGGACGGCCGCTGCATTCAGATTAAAGACAATCGTCTTCGCTGAAACAACGTCAGTAGCTTTGATTTGTGGCACTAAATTAACCGCAGTCGCCGCTTGAAGCGTGAGCTGCACCGATTCAATACCAACATACTTATCTTCAAGCGTGAGCGTGTACTCACCAGTGCCAGTCTTGGTTACGACACCACCACGAACCACTGACGCCGCCACAGACGCATCTGCTGCAATGTCAGCGTATCCGTGAATGCCGACGAGACCCTTAGTGAAAGACAGAAAAAACTGCTGGAACATTCTATTAGCCATTGTGTGTATCCCTTTATTGGTACGGGTTAAATCTGCAAGAGCCCCCGCTCGAGCAGACAAAGGCCCCATCCGTGGAGCCCGAGAATTAGAAGCTATGGACTACTTCTAAAACTCAGGCAACACGGACAGGGCTGATTCAAACTAGAACTTCAAAACGACGTTATGTCCAGGAGCTCGGCATCCGAGGTTTCCGTAGAAACCGTACCGCACTTCAACACCATCGGCAGAAGCCTGACGAAGCATCTGCAGACCGTCTGTGTCGATTACGCGGACTGCTTTACCCAAAGAGTAGAGCTTCCACATATCGAGCGACATTCCATAGATTTTGTCGTTCGGGCAGTTCTGGTCAGGAATACACTTGATTTGACCGCGAGGTCCGTTCACCAAGATTCCTCGGAATGCGATCTCTGCATTCGCAAACGAATCAACATACTGGACCTTTGATCCGAGGGCTTTCTCAAGCGACTCGAATTTCTCGTACGACATGAAGTAATGGTCTAGCTTTGCACCTTCTCGGCCCGCACGAGCTGCACCACGAATCAGTGCTTCCTCAATTGGGAGCGAGCTAGTGTCAAATCGAAGACCACCCAAGCGAGTAACGTCCTTTGATCGATCCACACCGAAGAATGGAGTTGCGCCAGGAGCAGTCGCAGGGATCCAAGCGCCGAGACCAGCGATTGCAGTCAAGTTTGCAGCGTTATGGTCGCCACGAATGAAGATCACGTCACCAGCTGCGATAGTTGGGATACCGTTAGCTGCATCGTTTACGTTAAAGCCAAAAGTTAAAACTCCGCTGTCACGGTCAACTGCGGTCACGATTAGACCGTTCCCGCTAGTACCGAAGGCGCGTGACGCACCAGTCAAGGTCGCTGCTACTTCTAATTCCATCCCGACTTCAAAGTTTGTTACGTCCTCTGCCTGAGACAACTGAAGAGTTGTTCCAGATACAGACGAGCCAGCCAAGATTTGGCCGACTTCGCCGTACCCAGAGCGGTACATTTTTACTGCAATCGAGCGAGTGAGCGAATTGATCGCACCATCGATCTCAACAGTAGCAGCTTCCATAAACGCATTGGCGTTTCCTTTGGATGCTTCCAGTGTTTCGTTGTCGATCGTTGCGATTGAGTAGTCCTTAACTCGAGTCAGCAAGAAATCGTCAAGCTGCGAATTAGTGACTCCACCGCGAACCTGGGCTCGTGTGAACTGAGCCGATCGACCCTGGGGATTTCCCCAGATGGTAACGATTGGCAAGTTGCGTCCACCGAAATCCTCATATTTAGGTATCAAACCTAGTAACGGATTCACTCCTGTTATCGCCGTGGCTTTTTATCCTCGGCTTCTCTATGTTCCCATAGAGGTCAGCATACATCATCACCCTCGTGGGGTGTCGGGCACTCGTGGGCGTTTATATTCTCGCTTGGCTAAATTCTCCCAGTACCAGAGAGGTTGCAGATTTTTAATGCTGCAAACAGCTTCAAACTGCTCTCTGTCTGACAGATTAAATCGCGAAAGAGGCTCAATATGATCGATGTGCCAGCCTGTAACTCCATGATTGTCCCAGCTCATGCCTGGTTTGAACATAGATTCAATGTGCTGTCTGGCCTCAGTTAAAGAACATCCAAGAAACATAACCGGATTTTGCCACTTCATTTTTCTACCGAATAGCACCCGATTTGTACGAGTTCTAATGGCGTGGGCTAATCTGGCCACTGGGTTCTTTCGTCTTCGATCGATACAAAGCTGATTCATTCTTTCGCGGTTATTGTTTGCATACTGTTTTTTGTATGCAGCCAAGTGTGCTCGATTTTGCTCTTTCCAAAGGTCAATTCTACCCTTGGTAGCTTGTGACAAATGCCGATGAGCACGACAAACACCAATCGTGTTATCTGCTCTCAGTTTTTTATCACAAATCTCGCACTTCAAGTTTCACCGCCTATGCGTTACGGGGTTTCGGATTTTAACCCTAACTTCCCTCGGTGTTGTCCGGTCTGGAGTTTCACCGATTTTGCCCGATTTTTCAACAGCCCTCGCAGGCTGAAGGGACTATCAGTTAATCCCGGTAAACCATATTCTCGATACGATCGGTCGTGTAATGTTGCTTTACGCTCTGTTACTTTTATGACCTCTTTCAAGGCGGGGAAACCTCTTCGGATTTCCCTCTCGGATTTTCTTTCTATATTCCGAGTTCAGACTATCGCATCACCTTTTACGGTGCCTTCTCACTTAGTCGTTCACGGTGCTTTCGCTTCCGCCCTGTCACCCTGTCGGGCTTCCAAGTCAATCAGAGAAGGTTTATCCAGCACTAAATCAATGCTGCATCAAAACTGGTTAGATCAAGAGACATTTTTCACTCCATGTGTTTAAGCCGCATGGAGTGATTATTTTCACGTCCAGCGGATTAGTTTTGCGGCCTCTTTTAAGCTGTCCTCTTTTGAGAGCAACTTTCCACCTTGTGGTGGTTTAGAGACTGCGGTTGTTGTTGCTGTGAGAGTTTGAGCACCTGGAATTCTTGTCTCTTGTGCTTTCGGACTGGTCTCTGTGTTTGGCGTCGGCTGAAGTCGCGCTTTGAATTTCTGCAACTCAAACGCTTTTTCTAGCTTTCGCGTGAGATAGCTTTCGACGGCCTCTGCTACTTCGCCAATCTCTGGGATTCTACCATTCTTCTGGTACACAACCTCGGCAGTATCAAAAACCATGTCGTACTCGCCGAGCATACGAATTGCTTCAAATCTCGACGCATCGCTATCGATGACAGTTTTGATTTGATTTTTGAATTCCGCAATAACTTTCTGCTCGGTCTGGGCTCTTGCGTACTCTTCGGCTTCTTTTTTTGCCGCCTCAAGCTGGTCGAGTTTTTTTTGTAGCTCCGAGACCTTGTCCTCTACCGTGGGCTTGGGGTCTTCGCCTGTCGCCACTCGCTCAAGCAACTTATCAAGAGACCAGCCCTTTTCGCTAAGGACTGACATCGGGTCTTCTTCAAGTCGCTTTGCGATCTGCGCTTGGCTTTCAAGCTGCCGGATTCGCTCTTGGTACTGACGCTCTTTTTCTCTGAGCTGGCGTTCTTTTTTTGAGATTCGTGCGAATTGCTCTGCAAAATCCTGATCCTTTGCTGGCTCCTGGGTTAAAGCCTCGACTGGCGATGATGGAGCACTACCGTTCGGTGCGCCCTCTATGATTTGCTGTGCTGCTTGGCTAACGACCTCTGACTTCATCTCTGCCGACACTGGACTTGGTGCGCTTTGAGTTTCCATTTATTCCCCTTTGTCTCTTTGGTTAAACTGGCAGCATATCTGATACAGGTGGAGCTTGTGGGCTCGCTATCGCTTCACCTTGCAGTCCTTGAACTGGACTGGCGCCTTGAGCCATCATCTGAGCTTGCATCATTGGGTCAGGAGCTTGCGCTTTGTCGAGCAGCACCTGCACGTCCGACATGAACGTTCGGAGCAGCTCAAGCCGATCGTCTGGTACTCCATCCATTCGGCCTTTGATATAACTTAACTGCGCGTAGTCTTTTGCGAATTGAAGACCAAAGTATGGCTCTGGCGGCGTGTATTCGGCCTTCATCACCATATCGTCTACGATCTTTTTCACAAGCCGCTGGTTTGCGGTGTAAAGCGTGGTTGCATCCTTTAAGTCTGGGAAATCTAGCAAATTCATTCCAGTTTCTTTGTCGATAAAACCTGATTGCAAAAGCTCGGTCACGGTCTGAAGTCTTCCAGCCGGAGTTGACGGTAAGATCGATGCTGGGAAAGCCCGAATGATGTATTTGTCTTCATCCAGCTTTACTTCGCGCCACTTGATCGTCTCAGCGTTCTTATATCCTCCAAGCCGAACCTTCACACCACCCTGGACCTGTTCATCTAGGCGCTTTGTCATTTCAATCACGATTTTATCTGATTCAAGGAAACTAGACTCGTATCGCTGACCTAAAAGCTGAAACCGCTCCGATTCCACGTCCTGGTACTCTCTAAGAGCTGCCCCAGAGTTTAATCCGGCCGGCTTCATCGATGCGGCACTGAGCTGCGACACACCCTCTTGCGCAAACGCTTTATTCCAGAGGTTTTCTAGGTAGCTGTAAACCTGCGCTGGCATCGCAGTCCCAGGGCTTTCAATTGGGGGCACCGGTCCGGCAAACGGAATAATTGAGCCGATCTCATTGGTAAGCTGCGCCTGATTTATGTTTGAAGCGGTGTTTAAGTAAATTCGTGGCACTGCCATAAGACGATGCGCTCGCTCAATGGCTTTGATCGTTTTATTGATCTCCACCTGAAGCGGCATAAGGCTCTCAGCAACACCGATACCAAACCAACCAGAAATCCTGGGCTTGTACACGATCTTTGAGAACGGAAACCAGCACCACTCCCACGGCTCATCCAATAACGTGCACGAATCACAAACAATAACGTGACGACCGTCTTTCATGCCTTTGCCAGTCGGTAAATGCCACGCCTCTACGACTACAACCATATCGCTCGATCGATTCTTCGACATATTTTCAGCATCGGCAGCGGTGGCACTCTTAATCTCAGCTTCCTTATCGGGGTACAGTTTCAAAAGAATTTCGCGCGACACATACCGCGACTGATACAAATTTCTTGGCTCACCGTAAATGGCCTCAGCGTCGTCAACATCGATCTCATCAGGGATCACACGCTCTGAGCAAACTTCGTTCTTAAATGTGTCGACGTAGTATTTAACGAACCCAGTCCCAAACACACAGGCGTCAACAAAAGCGCGTTGCTTTGTCTCGTACTCGTCAGCAGCTTGCCGCCAGCCTTCCATGAATCGCTGTAGCTTCATTGCGCGCTGTTGCTCACCCCATGCGCCCTCGTCGGTCAGGTACACGGTCCTGGGCTTTGCCTTGGCGATCTTACTTGATAGCGTATCAACCACCGCAGCTACCACGTTTAGACTTAATTTCGATGCTCCAAGCCCTTCGGCTTGGTTTCTTCCGGCTGAGTTCTGAAATAATCCCAGCACGTCAAGGTTTGAGTACAAACGCGCATGACGAATGTTTGCAGTGCGACGATAGGCTTGGTTTTGTCTAATGTAGCGAACAAGAGGGACCAAGTGTTGAAAGACTTCTTTTTCATCACAACCCCACCAGTCGTTTCGGTACTCAGATCCTGGTTTTGCTTGGTTGTAATACTCTTTTTTTATCTCCACTCAACAGCCCCCACGCCAAACAGTTTTTCGTCGTCTGTCAAATGATCTTCGGCCTTTGCGTTCAAGTCAAAGCTAGGCTTCTGCTCCTCGACTGGCTTTGCTGGTGGCGCATCGAAGCGTCTTACCACCATGTCGCCCTGCCTAAACTCGATCACATCATTTTTCTTCATCCACTCACCGATAAACTCTAAGTCACTCGATTTGATCGAAGTCATTGTCCCCCCTGTACTTTGCGACTTTGTTTGCTTGGTCTTCCCACCACTGTTCAACTTTGTCTTTTGCATCTAATTCCTTTGGAGCCTGACTCCATGCGTAGTTGTATGCCCACCGCCATGCGTATAAAGCAGCATCTGAGCAGTGGTTCGGTAAACTTGGGTCCTCTTGCCTAGACCTACCAAGCCGCCCTTCTTCCCATGTGAGCTGCTCGTATTCGAGCTGTAACGCCTGGGCCTTTGGCAATAGCTTAATCACGCCCGACGCAAAGTCAGCGTTCATCAGCGCAATAAAACCTTGTTTTCCGTGTTTCTCTGCTGCCTCAAGCGGCAATGCATGACGCTGGCGCATCTCCTCGACTGCTTGTTTATTGGCAGCGTCTACCACCATCCGAGCGTTTGGGAATCTTTCTGATAGGGCTTTGATCCGCTCGGCCAAATCCGTGAGAGTAAGCTCAGGCCATTTATGGCTTTCAAGAACGTAGAGGTTTCGGTCGAACTGTCTGTATTCACAGACGACGATCGCTGATGGATCTGGGCTATAGCCCAAGTCAATACCAAAAACGTAGTGACTTCGGTCTTTACGGTGCAGAGGCGGCGTATCACTGATAGTGTTGATTTCTGGTCTGAATTGATAAACAAGAGCACTCTCCTCGATCGTCCACTC